CTCCTGTAGCTCCTGAGACGCTCTTAGAAGTACCATCTAACTCCCATACCTCCATCTCAGCTCCTGAAAAATCTGAGCTGAAATCAGTACTGAATTGATCTGAGGTGATATGGACAATATATCTCTCATTGGGATCTCTATTGATGAAATGAATATTAGCGTCTGTATCAGTCTTGTTAGTTAGTTTGGCAACGTGCTCTAAAGGAGGACGTTTCTTTAAACCTTCTGCTATCGTAACCAATCCGTTCTCTTGAGTGGCACACTGAGATGCTAGTCTCAAAGAAGGGGGCTGTTGTGAAACTCCGTTTATTAAGTTACTTATTTGCTCTGTTATAAGGGGCATTTACCATAATTTCCTGTGGAGCTTTGTGGTGTTATACATATCCAATGTACCAAAACCAACATTAAATCCAGAACGCTCTCCTTCATCATCCATTAAATCAGCATACGCTTCAACTTCTTCCTGCCTGTTTATAGACTCTGCTGAAATCTGTCCAATGATTTCTTCTTGAAAAATTCTAGCAGCCTTACTTGTGATGTACTGTCTGGCAGTTTGAGGTATATCTTCAAAATCCAACAATGTAATAGTCACAGCATCATTGACAGAAGCTCCCCAAGTAAACGTATTATTATCTAGATCATATAGAAAAGATGAGCCTTCTCTACCCCTGATAGTAGTTAACTTGGTAGGAGAATAGATAGATAAAATTGAGGTTCCCAACGGTATACGACTGTCAGAATCTAAAGACAGGATTACATCCCATTCAGTATTAAAGTGCCAGCCTTTCTGTTGTACTTCTCTGTTAATATTAGATAACAGATTCTTAGCTTGTGTAACGTCTACAGTAGTAGCCGTTTCCAAACTTGAAACTGCTGCTTCTCCTATGGCAGATAGAAGCATATTAACAGCTTGCAGTTCATTTATGGGAACTAGAGTAAAATGAGACATTTAGGTTACCAGACCCATACCCACAACCTGAGCGGTTCTGACGGTTAAATTATCTGTGCTGTCTATATTAGCTACAAAGATCGAAACATAGTCATTAGTAGCCATAGAAGCATAGCCAAATGTAACAAGATTAACTGAGTTAACTGTAGTAGCAGGAGAGAATCCTACTATTTTTGTTCCTGTAATCAATGTTCCATTCTTATGTAATGCTAATCCAAACTCTTTATCTACAACAGAAGTGTCAATTTCCAAGGAAGCTGAGGCCAGAAACAAACAGTTGATTGTAGGAGTCCCTGTGTACCTTAATCTGCCATCAGTGTTTTCATCAAACTCATTTGCAGTAGGAGCTGTACTAAGAGTCCATGTCCCTGCTACACCTTCTACATACGTTCCAGCTCCAGCGATTGTAGTGCCACCAGGAGTTGAAACATACATACTGCCTTGTTTTGTTTGAGTTGTTTCAATGAAGTCACGCAAGTCCTGAGGAGTAATAGAACCAGCAGCCTGACTGTTTTGAAACAAGTTAGTAACTAAGTCGCTTACGGTTCTACTTGTATCAGTCATTGTATCTCCAAAATGTAAAAAAAAATGAGGAGCCTAAGTATTACCTTAGACCCCTCAAAAGTTTAACTCGAGGTTACGGTAGTACCACTACCAGAACCTTGAATCATAATACTAAATCCACCTGTTACAGCTACACCCGTACTCATTGCTTTCGCAGCAAGACGGACAATAGATTTTGCAGGTATTACTATTGGAACATTACCAGGAAAACTAAACCATCCAGCAGGTTGTCCTCCTCTAGCTTCATTTACAGCTACTGCTGCATCACCTTCATCAACAAATACTTCAGCAACTGTATCGTAGGTTTCAGAACCAGCTACGCCTTGTAAACCATGACGAGCTGTCTGTAAAGCAAATCCAGCTTGTGCTACAGGAGCAGCAACAGGAAGAACTGAATACCAGAAACCATAAACGTATCCAGTATGACCAGCAGGAACTTTCCACCAACAATTATGAATACCATAATCACCAGCTTCAATGAGGCCATTGTTATTACCAGCAGCATCATTAGAGAAAGTTAATGTTCCAGCAGCAGCTAAACCTGAGCCAGCAGCAGTAATATAAGCTTCGTTAATAAAGGTCCAAGTTGTATCACCCTGCTCAACAATAGTAGTACCATTAGTAGTCATGGAAGCTTCTTTAATATTAAAAGAAGTATCCAATCCTTTAACAGTTACAGTTTGAGCACCAGTTCCAGCAGGAGAACCATCATCATCAGTTGAACTACCAACAAATTCAATGCCATCACCAGCCGTTCCTAGTTGTGAAATGTCAGCATTTAGATTTGTAACCAACTCATATGATGTCCCGACAGTAGCATTATCAGCATACACTGAATGCAAAGAAACATTGGTAACAGAGTTTGCAGCGACAGGAAGATAACTTCCAACATCAGCAATATCAGCCATAGTTATTCTCCTTTCGCTTAAGAGGTTTTAAGTTCAACACAACACTCAGGACGAATGAAACTATGACCCATAGCATACTTAGCCACAATCCACCAACCTTGAAGTCTAATGTCGTATTCAGTTTCAACTGCCAAGTTCAACAACTTAACGGTAGCTACTGCTGACTTGTGCATAACTAATGCCTTAGTCGTAGAGAAGTTAGCTTCGTGAGTTGTGACTCCAGTAGAATCACTGATAGTAGTAATAGGAAGATTGTTAGTTTTCACAAGATGAATACCAGCGATCTTCATAACTTCGCCTTCTGCATATACTCCTCTTCCACCCCAATCGCGGTTGATCAGGTTGGTAGTTTCTGCCATTAAGTAATACTGGGCAGGACGTACATACATATATCTGTCATTTTCAGGAACATTCTTTTCATCTAATTCTTCAGCAGCATCAAACAAGCCACCACCCAAAGTAGATCCAGATGTTCCATAAGAGGCATTAGTAAGTACAGCTCCACCATTACCACTCGTAACGAGTGTGGAGGAACGTGCTCCTAACACACCTTCCTGAAGTACATTCTTATCCCATTGAGTACCAAGTATAATACCAGCCTCTTTAGCATAAATAGAACGTACATCATAATGATTCATAGCTTCGTCAAGGTTATTGACAAAGTGATCTGCAAGCAACAGACCATCAATAGCAATGACTTTCTCATTCTTATTGATTGCCGTACCATCAAGTTCAACAGCCGTAGTAGCAGTGCTACCTGAGCTATTAACATAAGCGTATTCAACTGAAGCAGTTTTCCACACAAGTGGGAACTGAGCTGAAATACCTGAACTGATAGAACGGATAACGTGCTTGTCCATCGTAACACTAGCTTGCTCAAAAGCGGTCAATACTTCACCAGCATAGACCTTAAGAAACATAGCACTGGAATCACCAGCACTATTTTTTTGACCAGAACGAGACATTACTTGAACAGGTGCTGTAGTTGCTGTTACACCCATAGCAAGTCTCCTTTAATTAAGTTAATAAAAAGTATTTGTAACAAAAATTGCTATACTTCTTCATCAACTTTCAACTAAAGATTATCCACCTCAGCAGGTCTTTGTCTACTTGTTTAATTACTCTATAGCTCGTTGTGCTTTATTACTCTTAAGTAGAACCTAAAGAAAATACTTCAGATCTCTCAAGTTTGTCCCTGATATCTTGGCGGTATGCCATATCAGATTCGTATCTAGGGTCTTTCATAGCTGCCGTTACCTCAGCATTACTACGGAAGACATCGGAGTTACCACTCATTCTCATAGAGGTATCTCCGCTTACAGTTTGTCCTTCATATCCTGAAGAATTCTGATAGTCAGCTTGGAGTCCTCTGGCAGTCAGCTTTGCCAGTTGGACATCACCGCTGTTAACAGCATTATCATAAGCCTGGATTTGTTCAGGAGAATAATTAGCTTGCGCCCATTCCACCATGTTCTGATAGTCACCAGAACCACCAACAGAATCCTTTACCTGATTACCTATCTGTTGACCCAAAGCTTTTACTCCTTCAATATAAGTATCAGCGTACTGCTTGCTGATTCCAGCGTCTTCTAATAGTTTATAACTAGCATCCTTTAAACCACCAGTTTCCATGTATTCCTTTTGTAATGATTCCATATCAAAAGGAGCATCAGTAGCTTGAGGAATACTCAGTTCTTCTTGTTCTTGTTCAGGAGAAGGTGAATGAAAGTTTCTTTCCAACTCATCATAACTTTTTCTCCACTCTTCATCTGATTGAAATTTTTCTGGCCTAAATGTTTCATCTACTGCTTCAGGTTCTTCTAAAGGAACTACACCTTGATCAATAGTATTCTCTGCAAAAGCAGCTTTTGATGCCATCTCCCTGTTGTACTCATCCATACTTTGGGGAGCTTCACTTTCAACTGTTATCTGGTTTGCCATATCGCTCTCCGTATGATTCTTTTATAGTTCCACTAGGAAGTTTAATCTTAGTGTAGGTAGAAGGAAGACCATTCTTCGTAGCTACACCAGCTCGTTGTTCTACGATCTCCATTGTTCTATCTACTTCCTTGAACTGAGTCTTTGATGTAACACTAGTCTCTGGTGCTTTAGTCTTTTTCTTACTGTTGGGTTTTGTTGCCATCAGCTTGTCTCTCCCTTACCATTTCGCCCACCTGATTAACAGCATTAGGTGTCGCTGCCAATCCTGCCTGAGCCATCATCTGTTGTTGTTGTTGAGCTTGCTGTTCCTGTTGAACTTGTTCTTCAGGTTTAATCAAGCCCTTCATGTCTATTCCAAAACCAACACCTAGTCTCTTAAGAGCATCACTGGCATTGGTATAAGTTAACACGGCTTCTGGACCTAGTATTGAGGCAGCAGTTTGTAGAAAGGTAGCCAGTTTATTAGCATCGTTACCTCTCCCTAGTGCCTCAAATCCTGTTATGATGACAGGCTCTACCGCACCTTCCGGTAGTTTGGGAAGTTTTTTCTCTCGTTCTAGTACAGCTATGATACGTTTAATGAGTGGTAACTGTAGCTCATGGGAAAGTAAACTATAGATTCCACCAAGAGAAGTCTCCAGTTCATTAGCTAAGAACCGGATCTCTTCTGCTGTTACTCGTTCAGCATCACGCTGGACACTCTGGTTCAGCATGAAAGCAGCAGCAAGTCTTCTTTCAGTTTGGGCTATAGTTTCCTGAGCTACTCTAAAATCATTAAACTTTTGCATCTGGAGCACTGTTACATCTTCCGCACTCCCTTGTCGTACTGCTAGGTTAGGAGCCTGAGAGATAGTCTTTAGTTTGGTTGTACCGTTAGGTCTTACAAGGAATATAGCTCTAGCTGCAGCAGCCGAACCTTCCAGGATTGCCTTGGATAAACCCTCAAGTGCTCTCAAGTCTCCTAAATATTCTTCTACGAAACCTCTACCGTAATCTTCACCATCAATTGAAGAGAACCTTAAGGGTAACCAAGGGTTCTTATCTAAAGGATAAGTAGAATCAGTATTAGGAATCTTCTTGTTGTTGACTTCTTGATGAACGTGTATCTTATTATCTTTTCTTCTTACTACTGTATATAGATTAAGTTGTTTCTCTTGACTGTCTGAACTAGTACCAGTTTCATTAGGAGGAGCACTATTAAATATATCTTTATAAAGCTCACGGCTCATCTTCTCTAGGACTATGACCTCAAGCATCTCTCCTTGAGGATCTCTTCTGACACAATACTGATCTAAATGAAATACTCTTACCTTGTTATTTTTATTAGCATGAAGGAGACAGTTACCAGTGATAATCAGGTGACGTAAGCACTCATTTAAAGGGACACGCATGGCCTTAGCTTCTACTTCATCCATGACCGCACGTTCCATAGCATTGAGTCCTTCTTCTATGGGAGCACGTTGAGCTTGCAGTTCCTGTAGAGTAAAGTCATCTATCTGGAACTTGAAAAAAGGGGAGTTAGGGGGGAAGAGGGTTAAAAGTAATTTTGCTGCTAGGTTGTTCACCCCCCTAGCTCCGATACCCTGATAAGGAGTGGGAAGTTCCTGGTCAAGGTTGTAATTTCTTGGAAGAATAAAAGGAATTGTTATTTCAGCAGCGTCCCATGCACGATTTAAGAACCACTGTCTCTTCTCACATAAACTTGAATATTTTTTGTTAACTGAAGTATACATATATTATGCTATTTGTAGTCCTGTTCCGGTTACGTCCATACCTAATCCGTAGTCTTCTGATGCTTCTGCTTGTCTACTTTTTAGAGATTTAGCTCGTTTAATTTCAGATGCTAGTACGGCAGCAGCTTGTCTGCCACCTGATCCTGTAACTGTTGCGTGTTGAGAACTATATGGTTGTGGTGTGTATTGCATACCAGTAAGAGCTTGGTTGTA